GAGGACTTAACAAGAGATCCAAGAGGAGACTTCAGCTATGCTGCTGAAGGTTTTTCTTCTTTAGCAAGTCCATACAAAGAAAGCGGAGAAGCTAAAATGATAAGTGAAATGTTATTTGAAGGAGCACAAAACGTAAGAGGAAGTAGAGAAAAAGCAGCAGAGCTAGAAAAAAAAGGCGAGTTAGCTATTCTTGAAAGCCAAGCTGCTAAACTAAATGCTGCCAAAGCACATGAGTACAAACTTGCAGAGATTGCCGCAGCAGCAAAATCAGATATGCTAAAAAAAGAACCAAGAAACAGACAAAAAGCAAGAAACAGGGAAACTCTTCTTAAAATATCTCAAGACCCTAAAAACGAATCTAGTGAATTTATAGGAATTTATTTAAACGAACTAGCAGATGGATATACTGATGGAGATTTAGCTTCAGGAGCAGCTAATGTTATTAACCCTAAATTATATACCCAAGATGATAATGGTAATTGGGGGTATGATTCAGGAAATTTAAGTATTGACAGAGTTTGGTTTGATCCAGTTACATCTACATGGTTAGTTTTTCAAGACACCAATGGAGATGGTATGGCTGATGGAGCTCCAATTTATTCAAGTATAGATGTTGAAGACTCTATTACTTTTTTAAATCAACAACCCAAGGATTCTGTTTCATCAGAAGGCACAAGCGGTGAAGAAGACAATAGGTTTCTTTCATCATCAGGACCAACAAAAGTTAATTCAGAAGGTGCCCCGGTAGAAGATACAAATTTAATGTCTAAAAGACCTGAAGGACAAACAATTACAAAAGGTATGGATTTAACAATGGAAAGTTTATATCCTTGGTCAAAAAATAATAAAATAGCAAAAAAAGCAGAGGGTGGTAGAATTGGTTATGCAGAAGGTGATGTAGCTGCAACAGAATTAGGTATGTTAAATAATTGGTGGAAAAACATGCAAGCTAATGACTGGAAAGAATAATGGAAGGGAGAATAAATTATGGTCCGAATAGTAAATGGAAAAGTAGTAGATTCTTCGGTTCTAGATAAACAAAAAGAATCTATCGTTAGCGACGGCGAAAAATACAACACAATTAGCACATTTGAATCTGTTTTAGCTGGAGTAGGATCTGGTTTAATTCAAATTCCTAAAGGAATATTTTCCTTAGGTGCAACTCTTATTGACATGGGAGCTGGTACTAACAAAGCAGCTCAAGTAGAAAAATATTTTGATGATCTTACAACTTTAGACGAGAAAGCAAGAGCAACTACAGCAGGAAAAATTACTGAGATGTTAGTTAACATTGGTGTTCCTGGAGGAATAGGTTTTAAAGTAGGACAAAAGTTAGCTTCACAAGCTTTACGTTCTAAAAGAGCTGGTACTTATTTTACTATGACAGATGAGAAAGGAAAAATTTTATCTGACACTGCTACTAAACTAGCTAGATTAAATAACAAAGGAAGAGCCGCTAAATTTGCTGCAGGCGCTATTACCGGTGGTACAGCAGAAGGAATTTTTATAGGCGATGTTGAACAAGCAGGTACCTTTGGAGAATTATTAGGAGGACCCACAAGACTTCACAAAGATGAAGACGGTGATTTAGATCCAGCTAAGAGATTAGTTAACAGAATTAAATTTGGAACTGAAGGAGCTTTGTTTACTGGGTTGTTAGGTGGTATGGGCAAAACATTAGGACTATTATCTAAAAGAACAGAAGACTTAAGATACGCCGACAATGCAATTGATAAAAAATTATTTAATTTTGCCAGTAAATTTAAAAAAGAAGGCCAGATGACTCCTGAATTATTTAAAGCTCAAAGAGAAATTATAGGAAAAAAATATTCGGATATTAATTTTGCTCAAAATGCTTCAAGAAATTTAAATAAAAAAATTGATGGATTATTTCCTTGGACTCAAAGACTTTTTGATAGAACTACTAAAGAAAAAAGAAAACAATTATTAGAAGTTTTAAACGATGGGTTAATTTCTGGTAAACCTACAGTGTTGGACAGTGGGGTGGTAAGATACGGAGAAAAAACTCCTTTAGGATGGGGTGGTATTTCTAAAACTTATAAAAAAAGAGCTACCGATTGGTTAAAAAAAAATAAAGTTTCTTATGATGACAATCAAGTTAAAGGAATCTTTGATCAAATGGAAGCCATGAGATCAGAGTGGGCAGACATGTTTACTACTCTTGGAAAAGGAATTAAAAAAGGAGACAAATTAAAAATTGATGGATTAAAAGGAACTTTTAAAGACTTTCAAGATTTATTTGGAGATAAATTTAAAAATTATATTAGTGCTACCTATGATGTATTTTCTAATCGTTCTTTAATTCCAATGTTAAACTATAGAGTGCCTACCGAAACAGTAGACAAAGCTATTAAAATTTTTAGAGATGTTGCAAGAAAAAATAAAACTCCTATTACTTATCAAGAAGCAGAGACTTTAATTAATAACATAGTTAAGACTGCACGAGCCCCTAAAAATTTTGATTCAGATGCTTTAATAAGTGTTCCTAATTTTTTTACCAATAAAAGTATTGCACAAAAAGCAACTTCTAAAAAATTTGATATCTCTTTATTAACAGGAGAAAAAAGAAAAATTATTGATGAAATTTTAGGAAAAACTAGAGATCCAATTCAAACTATTCTTGCTCAAACAGGAGAAGTATCAGCTGTTACCAGAAGAAATCAATTATTAACAGACATGGCTCTTACATCTGCTCAAGCTATTAAAGCTGGTAAACGTCCATTATTTTTTGAAAGTATGGATCAAGTAGAACAAGTAGCTTTAAAAATGGGAGATAACTTTGATGAAAGTATGTATAGACAAATTGATTTATCAAGTTTGTCATCAGGTATTGCTAATCCTGCTTCAGGAAAATATGCATTAAATGGAGTAGCCGATGCTATTGAAGCTGCTGCAGGTAAAACAACTACTAACTTTATGAACAGTGCTGTTTATAGAAATTTAATTTTATTCCCTAAAGCCACATCACAAATGGCAAAAACTATTTTATCTCCAGTGACTCACGCAAGAAACTTTCTTAGCGCTGGTGCGTTTGCTGTAGCTAATGGATTGATGCCTGGAGTTACTATTACTCCTAAGATGTTAGCTTCTGCATGGAGAAATTTACAAGTAGCAGGTCCAGGTACAAGAGCTGAATCAGAGTTATATAGAAAGTGGGCACGGCTTGGTGTTGTTAATACCAATGTTAGAATGGGAGATCTACAAGCGCTATTAAAAGATGTGGATTTTGGATCAGTTGTTGGACAAGACAAAGCTTTAAAAGGAATGCTAAAACCATTATCTAAAATAAAAAAATGGACAGAAGATGCTTACACAGCTGAGGATGACTTCTGGAAAATTTCTACTTTTCTAGGTGAAAGAGCAAGGTATGCAAGAGCTTATGAAAAAATGGGTAAGAAAATAAGCGCAGAAGAATTAGATGAAATTGCAGCTAACATAGTAAGAAACAATGTACCTAACTATGATTATGTATCAAGTACAATTAAAGAATTACGTAAATGGCCGATAGGTAATTTCGTATCTTTTCCTGCAGAAATTTTAAGAACATCAACTAATATTTTTAACACTGCATTAAAAGAAATTAAAACACCGGGGCTAAGATCTATTGGCTGGCAACGTATGGCTGGTATGTCTTTTGCTACAACAATGGTCCCAGTAGGTGTAACTAAGATGGCACAATATGTCTATGATGTTAGTGAAGATGAGCTTGCAGCTATTAGAAGATTTGTAGCTCCTTGGTCTAAAAACTCTACTATTATTCCTTTAAAAGATGACGAAGGAAACTTTAAATATATCGACTTTAGTCACGCTAATGCTTACGACACACTAATCAGACCATGGCAAACAGCTATGAATGAAGTAGCTGATGGTCAACTAGATGATGAAGCAATTATGAATAACTTTATACTAGGATCTATAAAAGGTATGGGAGAAATTGCTCAACCATTTATCTCAGAATCTATTTGGACAGAAGCAGTAGCGGATGTACTTCCAATCTTAGGAAGAAAAGGAAGAACTACAGAAGGTTTTACTATTTATGACGCAGAAAATGACACCCCAGGTGTCATTGCTGAAAAAGTATTTATGCATTTATTAAAAGCACAGATGCCAGGAAGTTTAAAACAACTTGGTAGAATTGATTATGCAATTACATCTATTGATACACCATTACAAACAGCCGATTTAGGTGGAATGTTTAAGTGGGGTAAAGTGGGTGAGTACGATGAGAATGGTCAGTCATATGAATTATTAGATGAAGGTTTAGGAATAGCTGGAATGAGAGCAATTAAATTAAATATTCCAAGAACTTTAAGATTTAAAAATGCAGAGTATGCATCTAACTCTAGAAAATCTAAAAGTATGTTTACTAAAGTAGCTTTAAAAGAAGGACCTGTTAACCCTGAAGAAATGGTTGATGCATTTATTAGAGCAAACCAATCTTTATGGAGAGTTCAAAAAGAAATGAATTCTAATATGGATGCTGCCCTTTTATTAGGAACTTCTGAAAGAGATCTAAGAGAAGGATTAGCGCGAATGTCTAAAAAAGATTACGGCTATGTTAAGTCAGGAAACTTTAAGGCTTATTACCCAAGTGACGATGTTATAACTGGAATAATTTTAAATGCTAGAAAATTAGGTTTACCTAGTCCATATAGTGAAGCCCGAAATGCTCTTAATAAAATATTTCGTGAAATATCTAGACTTAAAATTAATAAAGGTTCTAGATTTCCCAACATACTTAATCCTTTAAAAGAAATTATGACACCAAGTGGTCCGCAAAGTAGTATTAAAATTCAACCTAATATTCCAATTGAAACTGAACAAGTTTCAGAAGAAGTAGTACAAACCACAGCATTACCTAGCAATGTTAATCAAAATACGGGCTTGACAAGTGTTGAAGACGCGTTATTGTCTAACGAAGAAAAAGCAATGCGTTTAAGACAAAGGGGGTTGACTGCTTAATGACTAAATCAAACGCCATACAAAGAATTGATTCTCATGAAAAACTTTGCAGGATTATGCAAAAACAAACTCATGATAAGATTCTTAAATTAGAACACCAAATTAATAGGGTAGAAAGTATCCTATTAGTATCTGTAGGCGCATTGATTACAGGTATGGCCTATGTTATATTTACATTAATCACAAAATAAATCATGCAACTATCAAAACATTTTAAACTAGAAGAATTTACTAAATCAATGACCGCTACTCGAAAAGGGATAGACAATTCCCCAGGAGCTGGCGACATTAAAAACTTGGAGAACGTATGTTATGAAATATTGGAACCAGTTCGTGCGCACTTTGATAAACCCATTACTATTACCTCTGGCTACCGCTCCGAGGCGCTTTGTGAAGCGATCGGCAGCAAAAAAACGTCGCAGCATGCTAAGGGCCAGGCGGTTGACTTTGAAATAGCAGGAATACCAAATATTAAGACGGCTTACTGGCTGTCTAATAACGTGGACTTTGATCAATTGATTCTCGAGTACTACAAAAAAGATGATCCGGCTGCGGGCTGGATCCACGTGTCGTACAATGAAAAAGGTGCTAACAGAAAACAGATTTTAACTTACGACGGGAAAAGTTACGAAAACGGTTTACCGGAAATGAAGTGGAAAGATGGAAAAGTCGTAGAATAAAAAATTCTAGCGCGCTACGTGTACGAGTCCTACATTTTCTGAGATTAAATCCAGTCTTTTAACTGTTCTCCCATTATTTCAGTAGCTATATTAATCTTCTTTCTTAAAGCTTTTACAATTCTCTCATCAACCGTATCTTCACATATTATGTCGATATAGGTCATAGGTTTTTCTTGTCCTATTCGGTCAATTCTCGCTTCGGACTGTTGACGCTTCTCTAGGTCATATCCGTTAGAATAGTAAATCATGGTGCTAGCAGCCGTCAATGTAAGGCCATAGCCGCCCGTAGAGGGCGTTCCAACCAAAAACCGGCACCTAGGGTCGGACTGAAATTTTTTGATATTATCTTGTCTTTCTTCATTAGGGGTTTTCCCATAATAGTCCACAACCGAGTCATCGCCATATTCTTTTTTAATTGCATCTATCACGGTTTGAACATCATATTGGTAATGAGCCCATATAATCGCTTTACCTTCTACTTCTTCTAATAACTCACTAAGTTCATTTAACCTATTATTTTTAATTGTTTGAGTTGAGCCATCATTAGCTTTAAAATGACCACAAGTAATTTGGTGTAATCTCATTAACTGAGACAGGGCGTTAGCAGTTGTTAATAATTTACCGTTTAATTGTGCTAATGCCATTTCTTTCATTTGTTTGTATATTTTCTGCTGTTCAGCACTTAAAGTAATAACTCTTTTCATAAAAGTTTTCTTAGGCAAATCTAAACAATCGTCTTTTAATACTCTGTAAGAAAAAGGTTTTAACTTATCCGACAATTCTCCAAGATTCTTATAACCTACTACAATTTCTACTGATCTTCCATTAAAGTTTGCTTTACGCATAACAGCATATCTAGTTCTAAAGGTATAATAAGAAGAATGATCTAATAAGTATTCATCTAAAAATTCACATTGTTTATATAAATCTAAAGGTGATTTTGTCACAGGAGACCCTGTCATAATTCTACGATATTTTGCATACTTACCTAAAGCTACAATATTCTTTGTTCTTTTAGCTCCTGGATTTTTAATAGTTGTAGATTCATCAATAACCATAAAAGTATTATGCGAATTTAAAAATCTTGCAGCAAAATCAACACCTTTCTTAGTACTAAATGCTTCAACATTCATAACTAAAATATGGAAGTCATGACCTGTTTCAAATAAAGTATCTAATAATTTTTGTTGTTTTTGATTGATTGTAGCCTGCCATAAAACCGTTTTGGGTTTTATGTGATCTGCAAGGTGTGTAGGAATTTCTTGAGAATACCAGTTTTTGTATACTCCTTTAGGTGCTATGATTAAGGCACCATTAATTTTGCCATTATCGTAAAGCATAGCCATATTATCAATAGCAACCTTAGTTTTACCAGTTCCCATTTCCATAAAGTATGCAAATACTTTTTTATTCCACGATTTTTCCAACGCAGTAGTTTGATGCGCGTATGGCTTAGTCTTAAACTTATATTTCATAATTTTTCTACTTTCTAGTTGACAATATATACATTCAATACTATATTGTCAAGCATGAAAGACAAAGCGGTAGTATATGTAATACAAGAAATCCCAGGCACTCGAGAGGGTAGGCCTAAAATTAATATTATGGGGGCTCAAAAATATGGCGAAATAAAGGTCCTATTAAGAGAAGACTCCCAAATAATTTTTAGTCCTGGTCCAGTAATGTTTTCTTTAAGACAAAAGTTAAAAGATTTTAAAGAAGGAGATTATTTATTATTAACGGGTGACCCAGCTATTATTCTTATTGCAGGAATTATAGCTTCAGATATAACAAACGGTAAAGTAAATTTGTTAAAATGGGATCGACAAGAAAGAATGTACTATCCAATTAAAATCAATCTATATGAGAAAGGAGAAATTGATGAGTAATGAAAACTTACAAAAACAGTTCGTTGAGGACGCACCTCAACAAGTTAATGAACTTGAAAATGTTAGAAGTCTTTCTAACTATGTAATTGATCTTCAAAAATTAGAGGAAGAAATAACTAAAGAGGAAACTCTTTTGAAACAAAAGAAAGAGAGAGCAGATAAAATCTCTTCAGAAGTTATTCCTGAAATTATGGAATCAATGAAATTAAAAACTCTTAAGCTTCAAGATGGCTCTGCCATAGAAGTTAAAGAAGTTTATAGCGCAACAATTCCTGTAGCAAACAGGGAACGCGCTTACCAATGGCTTCGAGAAAACGACCTAGGTGATCTTATTAAAAATGAGATTACTGTTTCCTTTGGTCGTGGCGAAGACGACAAGGCGAGTGAATACACTAGCCTTGCAGAGAGTAAAGGATATCAACCTTCACAAAAATTGAAAGTTGAGCCTATGACTCTTAAAGCACTGTACAGAGAGCGAGTTGAAAATAAACAAGACTTGCCTTCTGAACATTTTAATCTGTTTAAGGGAAACAAAACAAAAATAACAAGGAGCAAATAACATGTCACAAGAGACAAGCGACTTAACAGTCAAAAAAGAAGGCAACTTACCAGCAGAAATGAATTTTATTCAAGATGCTGGAGCAGGACTTGAGAATATAGATAAAGGCGATTTGGCCTTACCATTTCTTAAGTTATTACAATCAGGTTCGGATGAGACTAAAAAGAAACATGCGAACTATGTTGAAGGAGCAGAAGCTGGAATGTTTTATAATACAGTCACTAAAAGATTGTATAGTGGAGAGAAGGGTATAGAAATTATACCTTGCTACTACAAACTAACATTTCCAGAATGGGCACCTTTTGAAAGAAGAGAAGGCAGACCTGTCAGTCCTGACAGAGGAGCTGACGTTCTTCTTAAAACAAAAAAGAATGCTCAAGGAAAAGATTGTTTAGATAATGGTAATGAAATTATCAAAACAGCTAATCATTTTGTCATTATCAATGGAGATAAACCAGAAAAAGCCTTAATGGCTATGAAATCTACTCAATTAAAAGTGAGTAGAGGTTGGAACTCATTGATGCAAGATCAATTTGAGACTGATCCTAAAACAAATAAAAATGTACCTGCACCCATGTTTTCAAGAATTTATAAATTAAATTCTGTTGAAAACTCTGGAAGTTTTACTTGGCACGGATACAAAGTATCTTTGGCAAGAAAAGTGGATAACGCATCGCTATATCAAATGGCGAAAGAATTCCATAGTTCTTTAAAGAACAGTAACGCTGCAGCTGAGAACAAAGAAGAGTCTAATTACTAGATTCCTCTTTTAAGAGGATAGGGGCAGCTAAGCGAGAGTGGATCTGCCCCGACCCGGGATCATTATGGAAAAAGAATTTATAGAGTTGTTTAAAGGATATGAAGGTGATTTTGGCATGGCTGACATGTCAAAAACAGAACTCGACTCAGAAAAAAATAAAATAAAACCGAATTACGAATGGGCAGGTAGACCTGTTACATTAGATGATTACAAGAATCATTTACAAGGAAAAAAATCAATTGGAATTCAACCATGCAGAATAGATAGAACTGCACAATTTGGATGTATAGATGTAGATCCACCAGATTATGGATTATTTAAAGTTGAACACTACCTAGCACTATTTCAACAATATAAATTACCATTAGTCCCTATATTATCTAAGAGTGGTGGTTTACATTGTTATATATTTTTAAAAGAAGCTATCCCTACTGTGGATTTAATAGAAGCATTAAAAGCTTTTTTGCTACCACTAGGATTAAAACCAACTACTGAGGTTTTTCCTAAACAGAAAGAACTACAGAAAGATGATAAAGGAGATATTAAACCAGGAAACTTCATTAACCTACCTTACTATAACAACGGACAGTCCAATAGATACGCTATAGATAAGAATAATTCTAAACTATCAGTAGAACAATTTATAAAATTTGCTAACGAATCTAAAGTAGATAAAGAAACTTTAGATAAACTCGTAGAAGAAACTCACAGAAATATATTACTAGGAACTAACCCTGAATTTGATGATGGACCACCATGTCTAGCATTGTGTTCAAAATCTAAATTAGATGATGGTAGAGATCGATTTATGTATAATTATATGGTCTTTGCTAAAAAGAAATATAAAGATAAGTGGCCTGATCAGGTGTCGGCAGCTAACTATAGTTATTTAACTGATCCGTGGGACAAAGCAAAACTAGATTCAAAAATTAAAGCATGGAAGGGAGAAACAGCAGGGCATACTTGTTATGAAGATCCTATTAAAGATAAATGTATGCGAAGTCTTTGTTATAAAAGACCCTTTGGTGTTAAATCAGATAGTATTTCTGTATTCCCTGAGATTCAAGATTTTGAAATGATAGCGTATGCAGAACCTGAGTATAGATTTAATGTTATTATGCCTAATGATGATAAGATACAAGTTATAATAAGCAATACAAAATTGATGACAACACAGAAAGAAGTTTTAAATTTAGTCTGGCAACAGACTGGAGTTTATTTTGAACCTTTAAAACCAAAAGACTTTAGAGCTAAATTAAACGAGTGGCGTAAGAGTGGACAAAAGATTACACCGCCTAAAGGAACTCAAGTAGAAGATAGATTAGAAGAAGAACTATATCAGTATTGTGTGAATGGTCCTCAAGCACAAGAAAGAAGACAAATACATAATGGGTCTTGCTTTACTGAAGAAGGATTTCATTATTTTAGATTTACTTCTTTTATTGAACACTTAGGAAATGGATGGAAGATTCCTGAAGAAAAAATTGCACAGAAATTAAAAGATAGATGTAATGTAGAATTTGATTATTCACTAAATGTAGATGGTAAAACTTTAAAAGTTTGCAAACTATCACAATTACATACACCACAAATAGAACACAAACCAATAGAACGAAAAGGAGCGAACTATTAATGAGATATAAAGTAGTAGGTCCCCCAGGGACAGGAAAAACTAGAAGACTTTTAAATGAAGTACATAAATATGTACAGAACGGTACACCGCATGATCAAATAGGATACTTTGCATTTACTCGTAAAGCTGCAGGAGAAGCAAGAGATAGATTTTTAGCTAAGAATCCAGACCTTACTAAAAAAGATATAAAATATTTTCAAACACTTCACTCTTTAGCTTTTAATAATCTGGGCCTTAAAGAGGAAAACGTAATGCAAGAAGGAAACTATCAATCAATTGGAGAAACTTCTGGTATTCAAATTAAATATGCATCCTATGAAACAAATAATTTTAATGGGATCTTTTCTTCTAGTAGTGAGTATTTAAGTCTTATTAACCTAGCAAGAGTGAGACAAATTACAGTTGAACAACAGTTTAATCGTAATGAACATTTAAGTTGGATAAGTAAAAATAAATTAATAGGGATAGAAAAAGAAATTAATAGTTATAAAGAGTTTTATAAGTTGATTGACTTTACGGATATGATCCAACAATTTTTAGATAAAGGAACTACACCAAAATTTAAAGTTATATTTGTAGATGAAGCTCAGGATTTATCATTGATTCAATGGGCTATGATTAAAAAAATTGAAGAAGATACTAACTGTGACGTATGGATTGCAGGCGATGATGACCAAGCTATCTTTGGATGGGCCGGAGCTGATGTAGATTCATTTATTAAATGGAAAGCACGAGAAATTTTATTAGATAAATCTGAAAGAGTTCCTCCTATTATCCAACAAAAAGCATTAGATATTATATCACGTATATTTATTAACAGAATTCCTAAAAACTACTTACCTAAAGACGCGGTAGGAAATATTTATGAACGATTTAGTATAAACGGGATTGATATGAGCGAAGGGGATTGGTTAATTTTAGCTCGTACTAATTCTCTTTTAAAAAAAATTCCAGCATTTTTAAAAAGAAAAGGTTATTTCTTTAATACTCATCAAGGAAACAGTATGGGAAAAACTTTGTACGAAGACATTTTAAACTGGGAGAAACTACAACAAGGAGAAACTATTCCTGAAATACAACATCAAAGAATAATGGAACACATAGGTCATAAAGAAATAGATTTTAAAGGAGATTGGTATGAGATGTTTAGTAATGTGCCAGTGAGTAAACGAGATTACATGCGCGCTATGTTAGATAATTCAGAAAATTTATTAAAAGATCCAAGAATAAAAGTTTCAACAATTCATGGAGCTAAAGGTGGCGAAGCACACAATGTAGTTTTATATTTAAATCAAACGGCGAATACTATCAAAGGTGCAAAAAAATCGCAAGAAAAACAAGAAGAAGAATTTAGAGTTTGGTATGTAGGCGTGACTAGAACAATTGAAAATTTATTTTTGATTAAAGCTCCTAACAAAGCAAAAGGATTTAAGTTATGACAAATCCATACGATAAACAAATTGGCGGATCACATTATCAGAAATTTAAAATTCAGCCAAGTAAATTCGTAATTGAAAACGAGTTGCTTTATCCTGAAGGATGCGCTATAAAATATATCTTGAGACACAGATTGAAAGGAAAAAAACAAGATTTAGAAAAAGCAATTCACTTTATTGAAATGATTATTGAAAGAGACTACAAAGATTTTTTAGAAGAAGCCGAAAAAGAAAAGAAAGAATTAGAAGAATCTTATAAAGAATCTAAACGCCAAGCCGAAGAACGCAAATCAAAAAACTCATGGGGGATAGTAAAAAATGTTCGAAGCACAGACTGAATGGGTTAAGCCCGATGAATTTCCAGATTTAAGACAAGCAGATACAATTGCCATAGACTTAGAAACATATGATCCAGATTTAAAATCTATGGGATCAGGATCAGTGACCGGTAAAGGTAAGGTTGTAGGTATTGCTGTGGCTGTTGATGGCTACTCAGGGTATTTTCCATTTGATCATGAAGGTGGTGGTAACCTTGAAAAAAGTAAAGTATTACAATGGTTTACAGACATTTGTGAATCTACCTCAGATAAAGTTTTTCATAACGCAATGTACGATGTGTGTTGGATTAGAAAAATGGGAATAAAAATAAATGGAAACATTTATGACACCATGATTGCAGCATCACTCGTAAATGAAAATAGATTTAGATATGATCTTAACAGTTTAGGTTGGGATTATGTTGGTAAAGGTAAAAACGAAACAGAATTAAGAGCAGCTGCTAATGAATGGGGAGTTGATCCTAAAGCAGATATGTGGAAGTTGCCATCAATGTATGTTGGAACTTACGCAGAACGTGATGCAGAAATAACTTTAGCTTTATGGAAAGTCTTGCAGAAAGAATTAAGCGACCAGGATCTAGGAGCTATTTTTGAATTAGAGACTGATCTTTTTCCTTGTTTGGTTGACATGAGATTTCTTGGGGTGAAAGTTGACGTAAGCAAAGCTCACGAACTAAAGCGACAGCTAACATTACAAGAAGAAATGTTGCTCCACAAAATAAAAAAAGAAACAGGAATAGAAACTCAAATATGGGCAGCAAGATCAATTGCCAAAGTTTTTGAAAAATTAAATTTACCTTTCGAACGAACGGTAAAAACTCAAGCTCCATCATTTACAAAAAATTTCCTTTCCTCTCATGAGCATCCTTTAGTTAAGATGATAGCAGAAGCAAGAGAAATTAACAAGGCTCACACAACATTTATTGATACAATTATTAGATATGAACATTTAGGTAGAATCCATGCAGACATTAATCAAATTAGATCTGACAATGGAGGAACGGTTACTGGAAGATTTAGTTATTCCAATCCAAACCTACAACAGATTCCCGCTCGTAATAAAGACTTAGGTCCTTTGATTCGATCCCTCTTTCTTCCAGAATCAGGTTGCGAGTGGGGATGCTTTGACTACAATCAGCAAGAGCCACGATTAGTAGTTCACTATGCATCCCTTGATCAAGACGCAAGCGTCTTTAATGTACAAAATGCTTATAAGGAAGGTGACGCAGACTTCCATACCATTGTTGCAAAGATGGCACAGATTCCAAGAAGTCAGGCTAAAACAATTAACCTAGGATTATTTTATGGAATGGGTAAAGCAAAATTACAAGCAGAACTAGGAGTTAGTAAAGAAAAAGCAGAAGAACTTTTTTCTATTTATCACAGCAGAGTTCCTTTTGTTAAAACTTTAATGAAAGGAGTTTCTAATAGAGCACAACAACGTGGTCAAATAAGAACTTTACTTGGTAGACTTTGTCGTTTTCATTTATGGGAGCCAAATAGTTTTGGTATGCATAAAGCATTACCTTTTGAACAAGCAGTACAAGAACATGGTCCAGGTATAAAAAGAGCATACACATACAAAGCTTTAAACAAATTAATTCAAGGATCCGCTGCAGATATGACTAAAAAATCTATGTTAGAATTATATAAGGAAGGTATTATTCCTCATATACAGATACATGATGAACTAGATATTTCTGTGGAAAGTGATAAACAAGCTAAACGTATAACAGAAATTATGGAATCTGCAGTTGACTTGGAGATACCAAACAAGGTAGACTACGAGTCCGGTAAAAACTGGGGTGACATACATTAGGAGGAAACATGTATAAAAAATATGTAGAAAAATTTATGATATGGCAACTACACAACAGAACAGAAATTATTTGTTTTGTTGGTGGATTTGTTGTTGGCGCCATCATATTATAATGATCCGCCATGGCCTATCTGAATGCAAACATACCTGTGACGTATGCACAGATCAGGAGAGAATATCTTTATGACCTTGCCAGACATCATGGCGAAGTTGAAGACTGTATTATCTTCGGCGTGGCATCGATTACAGGTCGTCCGCTCTTGTTTCATGCAATTATGGAAAATGGGGCTGTTTTTTATCGTTTGCCGATTTCGGCCTTCATCCAACGAGGATATAATATCAAAGAAGTTCCTAGGATGCGACTTGACGAGTTGGAGCTTTGGAATTGTTTTAGTTACTATCCTGCTATTACTTCTTACGATATCCTAGACGGACAATCAGGAAAATATATTGGTAAAGATAAAAAATGGTATTACGGTGCATACCTTTTTACAGTTGACTGGGCTCATCCAGAGAGTAATATAGTAGACACTGATCATTCAGAAATTCCACACGAACATAAGTGTGCACATATACTTGCATTAGACAACGGCAATTATGCGGCTCAGCCAAACAATAGATTAATATGGGATATCCCATCATTTACAGTTAAGGATGAAATTCCTGACTGGAAAGTCCAGACTTCTGAGTGGAACGTAGAAGACACTCGTAAGTGGCGGACTGAAGACACGGATAAATTCTTCTACGAAATTGAGGAGAAAAAAAATGTTTAAATTTATTTTTTGGCCATTTAAAAAAATTAGAGATTGGCTAGCAAGTGGATTACCTGCAGGAAAAGAAGAGATAACTCCTGCTCCCACACAACCAGAAATTCTTAAATGCTATACTCATAAAAGATATAAAAAATCATGTCCAATATGTGTATCTGCAGCAGGAAATAGTTAATGACTAAATGCGAATGCGAAGATTGTAAGTGTAAATGCACGGGAGACTGTGAAGATTGTAAATGCAAAAGAACTTATGTCTATGAAAAAGACCATGGCCATGATATATCTTACGAGAACGAAGTAGAATATGATTGAAAAATTAATGACGATGTTAGTCGGAATTTTATTAGCTCTAGCTGGCTGGAGTCTATCTCGTACATTTGAACTATCTACTATTCAAGCTGTACATGAAGATAAAGTACAAAAACTTGAAAGAGTAGTTGAAAAATTAGAAGATAAAATGGACAAGATGATGGACTCAGATGAAGACATCATGAAACAGCACGAATTATTATTTAAAAAATTAGAACAAGGTAACACAGGGTATAGTTATAACTAATGAGTAAACCATTAAAAATATCTGAAGAAGCAGCCGTGCAAATGCCTATGAAAACGGTAGCATCCCTGATCGCGATGGTCGCAATCGGCACCTGGGCTTATTTCGGAATCATTGAGTCCCAGAATCGGATGGAGACAACTCTAAAATTAATGGAAACCGATGTTATTGAAAACACAGAGTTTAGAATTAAATGGCCGCGTGGACAACTAGGCTCATTGCCCGCGGATTCTGAGCAGTTCATGATGCTGGAGGATATTTATAAAAATTTAGATCGTATAACTAAACACATTGAAGATATGGCTTTAAACAAAGTAAACATAGAATTTTTAAGAAAACAAATGGATAAAGTCTT